GCCACCCCAAGGCTTTTTCTTAGCCATTAGAGCTTTGAGCAGGGGACGTTCGGTCGCAACCTGGTCAATAGGTTTATTCTTCAAATAGTTCTGAAGAGCTACATATCCTAGCTGGGTAATATCACTGGCATTTAAAGCAGTTTGAGTTGCCATTTATTTCCCTCCAAAAGGAATGTAATTATGTGGAACAGGGGTGACCACACGAAAGTCTATACGTGCTACTGGCGATGAACCCAGCTCTCATCTAATCCTGTTAACTATGCATCGCATCAAGATGAGCCTGAAGAAACTCCGGTGTAACCTCAGCCTTATTACTTTCCAATGCATTACCTGCGCCGCTATTTGTTCTTCCAGGTGCTAGGGGCCCAGAGTTTTTACTAGCATATCCATTCGCAGAGGCAGCGACATTCATTCCTCGCGAAAGTACATTATACTGGTTTTGAAGGATACCTAACCATTGTTCCGGTGGAAAATCAGAAGAAGCAACCTCTCGACTGATCTCCATCATAGTATCTCTTTTAGAAGAAAAATCAGGATCCGAACCAATAAGGTCGTTTTCCCATTCGGTTATCGAAGATAACGCCTCTTCCGTCGTTTCTTGTGTTACTGTTTGATTTTGCAACTGTTGATTATAATACTGTTGATAATCAGCCTGTGCTTGATTTTGTGAGTTTGTACTAACTCTATCATTAGCTAATCTATTCGCCCAATCCTCGCTAATTTCAAGTTCTTCAACAGCTTTAGATAAGTCTTCGAAGTCACTATATACTGCTTCGCTGTTTTCAGTCTTATTAACGCCTAACGTAGTACCTATTTGATCAGCGAAATCATCCAATGCTTGTAAGGCTCTAACAGCCTCGTCATAATTGCCAGAATTCAAACTCTTGAACACGCCTAATGACCAATTCAGTTGGTCAGCGTTAGTACCAGAATCCATGATGTAATCATGTAATTCACCAGACACTTTAAGTGTATCGTTTTCTCCTTCTAATTCCTTCGCTCTATTTATCCAATGCTCAAAACGCTCTTGAGCCTTAGGTTTTAAATTACCATATACTTCTGCATCATCTGCTTCTAGCTCTGGCCGCGCTTGATCTCCCTCGCCGCTTGGAACTGTTTCTGTTGATGTCTCTGCTCTATCATCTTCCGTGTCGACGGATGCTTGCTGTGCTGCCTCAGCTTCTTTGTAGGTGGGAGCGTTAGCGTTGGTCTCTTCGTCGGCCTCGGGCTGGACTTCGACATTTACTTCCTCCTCTTGGGATTGTATAGATTCGAGTTCCCTTTCCATTACCTCCAGCGTTTCATTATGTATATCTTCGGTACTTAATTCTGCCTGTTCTTCGGCCATTTAGATCTCTCCCTGTGGTTCCCTGTACTGATTCCTTGTTCGTTGATCTACTCTATTCTGTGGGGCATTTTGAACCTCATTTAAACCCTGTGGTGGTGGAACGGCATTGGTTTGCGTTTGTTGACCTCCTTTTCCCATAGCTTGTTGCATCATTTGATTCTGCTGCATAACCTTCTGCATTTCTTCTGGCATAGGCGGTAAAAACTTAGATATATCGATACGCTCATCAAATCTCTTAAACGTCTCTTCTAATAACTGAACATATGGATTAAACTCGTCTGGCACACCAAACGAACGCATCTGTTGTACAAGCTCTATGTTTTGCATGATGATAGGCATTAACTCAATCCAACGCATTCTTTCTTCGTTGGTATCTGGCATGCCCGTGCTGCCTGCAGCTATGTCAATGAAAACAGAATCATACAGTTGCTGCTTGTTAAGCATTGGCCAAAAAGCATTAGGTCCGGCTATTTCTATAGCCTTCTGGGGTGGTATCTCTTGTAACAGTATCTCCGCTGCAAACCAACCAAGCTCCTTTAGCCAATCTTCTGTTTGATCTACTTTCTCAGCAATACGAGTAGCTAGACCTGCCTGTTGAATGTTAGCTTCTGTTGCTGTTTTTGACCTGTTTACACCACCACGTTGAGCATCGCCAAGACCACTGATCCATTCCATATCTGTTCTTAATGGAGCCGTGTCATACACCTGTGGATTCATTGGTGGAGGCGTAGCTGGTTGAAACACAGAACTAACATTTTGTCCTGAAGCGTTGATGAGTGCGATTTCACCAATAGCGGCGTTACTAAAAACCTCGATATCTTCATAGTTTACACGCGAAGCATCCGCAACAAAAAACGGAGCGGAGAGTTCTCTGTGTTTAGTCATTTGCGTACGGATCGTATTATACTCATCCTGCAAGGACATCAAGAGTTCTGTTTCAGATATAGGCCATTCTTGGCCATCGATCCAGTTTAAACCCAACAAAAAGAATGGGAAAAACTTCTCACCCAATCTGTTTGGATGGAAAGGCTCTTTCAACCACTTCTTACCGCCTTCAGCAAATGTGAATACGGTCTGTGCTGTTCTATCCCAATACTCCCAAACAGCAACGGCTAGGTTAACGTCTTCAGTGCTGTTAGACTGCACAGCATCATCTCTAGTCAATCTGTTCAATATTCCAGCATCAGTGCGTCGGTAGATGGTAAACTCTTCTACTTCCTTCTTAGAGATTTGGAATCGATCCATAACATCCGCTGGCGTCATCCAAGTTACATTAGCCATCCACTGCGCTGATTGGTATTCTTGCAGTGAATCCAAAGAAGTATCCATACGAAAATCTTCTGGGCGTACAAAGCCAAGGTTCAAACCCTCTCGTTGCATTACCTCTACGCGATCTTTCAACCCCAACATTGTTTCTTTTACTTCTTCTATTAACTCGTCTTTTTCACCACCGTACGTATCGTTGCTCATCAACTCTCTTACATCAGATTGCAACCTGGCTAAACTATCTTGTGCATCATTGAACTGACGACTAACTAGCGGATCTTTGTAATAATCTCTCTGATAGGTTACCTTGACAACGCCTATCTTACTGGTCATGCAAGACCTTATCACCTGCTTAGCTAGTTTCTTGAGATCTGCTTTTTTCAGTGACTCGTTTAAAACCGTCTCAAGAGTAGCAGAGAATAAATCAGCAACCCTATATTCAGAGCTTCCGGCTTCTACGTATTTGTGTGGTCGTATTCTGATTTCAGGATTCTTAGCGTAAATATGAGGCAATAAACCCTGCAGGGTCGCGTGTATAATATTACCCTTTATAGACCGACCACCTTCTTGCATGTTCTGCGAAGGGATCATCGTTATCGACCGCGAGTTCAATTTACCTAAAGCATAAACACGATTGTGTTCTATCTCTTTGTAATACTTCTTCCACTTTTTGTATGATAGACTAATATTCTTTTGGCACTTCTTTAGCATACCACTTGCGTCAGACGGAAGGTTATCTCCGATACCTGACTCTGTATTTACTGATAATATACCTAGATCGGCCATGATTCATTCCTATCGTATAGTTCGTCGAGTTTAGTCAACCACTCAAAAGTAAATCTATCTGGTGTCTTCGCCTTCGGTTTAGGCTTGATGCTTCTAGCGCGTCTCAGCATCAACCCATACCTCGTCGCGTCAAAGAGGTGATCCTCCGCGCTCGTGTCAATATCTTCCACCCTCTTGGGATCAGCAGGAAGTGATGGCACCGTACGAAGCCAGTGCTTACAAGTGCTAAAAACCTTAAGATTTTCATTTGCCAAGCGATCAACGATCTCCTGCAACCCCTGCACTCTAGACCCTGGACCTTTCGCGCTAGACTCCCACATAATGCCATAATCAGCAAATACGTCTGCAACACTCTTCTGGCGACCGTCTCGCATAAATATCGCTGAATCGGCCACATTACTCTTGAATTTAACCTTGAGTTTTCTTTCACTATCTTCAGCTTCATTGATCTCCCTCGCGATCTCTTCTATTGGCGTTTCACTCCCCTTGTTGGGTTTAGAACTCCAATAATGTTCTCTGTAGATATAGATTATACCATCATAATCCTGCGTGAACCAGACACATCCAGCTGGAGACTTGTAACCATGATCGTAAGATTTCCATCTTTTCCACTCCAATGG